ACTTTCTCAAAGAATGGCATTACCTCGGGTGATAGATTAGCAGTTTTGAGTTCAAAGAAAGATTCCTGTAAAGCGCGTCCGGGTTTAGGATTAACAGGATAGATAGAACCCGGTGCAACTTCTGTCTGTGAATACTTCTTAAAATTCAAAACTGATGGATCTGCAAATGTCTGACCGATTCCGTGTTCAATCGTCTGTAATATAAGACTCACGAAATCACTCGTTATGTCTTGAATCGAGACTATTTGTGATCCAGAAGGGTCAAAATGAATATAATCTGACATAGGATTATAAGTAAGAGTCCAACAATCATCAAGAGATTCATTGTGAGCCTCTGCGAAATCTTGATCGATAAATACTACTTTAACTCCATCTGGAAAATCTTTCTTTAATACTTTTATTCTATCTTCATCATTCAGTACGTTGTAAGCTGAAGGTCTGAGCCAGCAGTTACGTACCGTGACAGTATTTTGAGGATATTCTCCGTGGTATTGGGGATTAAGTCGTGCCCACTGCTCATAATAGTCTGGTCCCGATACACCTCCTGTCGGTTGAATTTTAGAAGTACCAGATTGCTTGTTTCGCAGATGTGGATATCTATCGATAGCGTTACTGTAATGAGTTTCGTAGGATTGAATGAGATAAGGACAGTCACATTGTTTTCTGGCATAGTTGGGAACTTTAACAACGAGTCCACCATATACCTCCAAACAGATTCGAGATTTAGGATATTGGTCCGTCCCGACTATTCTCGTCACGACTAATGAGGATTTTTGTAAATCCGGATCTAAAGCTGCGGAACAATTTGGACAAATCGGTCCCATACGATCGGTAGCATTTTCTAGGTTTATACTCGAATCGTCCGGCTGAAATTGATTATCTAACTGATTTGTAAAATCAGTATCTTGCATCGGCATTCCGCACGATGGACACTGATATTGCTGTTCTTCGTTTTGCTCCGTTCGGTCTACTGAATACGTTCCATATTCTTCCGATTCTTTCGGATAACTATAACAGGCTGTCATTCCTTCTGTACAGAAAATGTATAATGCATGTAACCACAATAGTGGAACATCATTATGCCGATAAATTAATTTACTAATTTGATCTCCTGCTCTAGCAGTGAGTAAATCCAATGGGTTATCAGCATCGTCTGGATAACACTTGATTGCGGGTACAGTAACTGAGAGTGCTGCAATAATAGATTCCAAGTATGCTCGAAAGACATTAACTGGCTTATCATAGTACTGCATGTCCAAGTTAGAATCTGAGTAAGCCTGTTCATCCCAGATTCGCCAGTCATGCGCGACTTCACTATACCAAATTCGTGTAAACCCCTCCCAGAGATACTTGTATCGTTTCCACTGTCTAACTTGTCGTTCTCGGACATATGTATCCTCATTGTCGAAATGATCGACTATACACTGTAGATCGCGCCTGACTTCTTCCGAAACTTCTTTCGGTTTCATCTCTTTAATAATAACTTTTGTCTAGTTTTTCCAGTTGGTCCAGCTATCTTACTTTCATAAGGAAGATTAATGTCTTTACCATAACCCGGATAGGCTATTTCACTAGCGTCACCAACATTATATGAACTAATTGGCATATGAATTCCCATAGCATGACCAGTATCTTGATCGATATCACGAGTTCCCATTGCATGACTTAATTCGTGAGACATAATTGATCTCGTATCACCTGCATTGAGATTTGGTACTACACCTATTTTATTATTTATCATATTATACTGACCTAATTTTGTGCGTGTATCCGTGGGACTATCTGGTGCTAATCTTTCATTTGGATTCATACTATATACTTGACTAACACGACCCATTGCCTGTGGATATTGTTGTGATAATAGATTATATTCATTCATTATATTTGGAGTAGCTCTATTCTGATAAACGAAATGACCCGGACTATAGTTCTCATAAGTATTCGTTCCATAACCTTGCGCTTTACTATAATCAATTGGTAATCCTAACATATTATTCATTAAATATTTGGCTGCACTCTGTCTCTCCTCTGGAGTTCCAGCCGTATACATTTTATTTCTTAAATTACGTCTATATAATTCATTTGGATTAAGATTCTGTTCAGACGGTTTCTTTAAGTCATAACCATATTTAGATGAATCTTCTATAATAGATTCCCGAGTAGGATTCTTAACCCTTGGATCGGGCATATTCTTTCCGCTTACTAGCTGATGTTTTATGGATAAATTCTTCAGCTACCTCCTTTGATGGCCCTGCGCCCTTACCTCGTTTCTTCTCAGGATTATGTGCCATCATTTGCATGAAACGATATTGCTTCGCTGATTTAGCTGGCATTAATAGTACTCCATATGATAACGTGTAGGTCTGGACAGTGCGCCGCCTCCCATTAACATACTCAAAATTCTTTCTCTCGAATCCTGACTAGGACTGCTACGTGGAGTTAATGCAGGAAAGTTTAATTGGCGCGATGGTAATGATTGCTGTTGACCGGGTGGAGAAATGAATTGAAATGGTCCCGCATCTTCTTGTCCCGAACTAGGAATATCACCACGATTACCTCCGCTTAAAATTTCTTCGAGTATCTTCGTTAAGTCTTGATCACTTAATCCCTCTGGTTCGGTTTGTCCGGTATCAGGATTAGTTTGACCATATCTCGCTACGAGGAACTGAATGATTTTGTCTATATCGGATAAATTCTGATCTCTATCTTCATTAGTATTTGGCACGCCTCGTCGAATAGGATCGCGCGGCGGTCTTAATGGACCAACGTACTTTTTCTTCTGCTGAGCCATTACTGGCCTACAATTCTTCGCCTAGTCCCGTTAGATGGACCTATATTTGGTAAATTAACATCTCTCGGATTCCCGCGCGCTGCTCGCATTACAAGTCCCGGTCTTAGTCTATCTCCATATTGCATTGTTGATGGATAAGCAGTATTAGCGAATCTAGTAGCTTGGTCTTGTGTAATAGGCGCGTTCGGATCTGGTAAATTGTAATTAGCTAAAGTAGGATCGAACGCGGATGCAGATGGCAAAGCTCCACCGGCAGTCATAGCCTGTCTTGTAATCAATGGTCTAATTTGTTCCATCAATGATTGATCTTGCTGCTCTGGTGTAGCATTCGGATCATTAATATATTTCCGACGAATTAAAAAGTTACGAATCGCATCGGTAGGTCCGGCTGGCATAACTCACCTACTTAATAGTTCAGGAATGGAGTTCCTAAATCTTGAATAACATTCTTCTTCATACCAAGTTTAGGATGTGGAACTTTCTTCATTCCAAATCCTTTCTTTCGTTTCTTGGTAATATGTTCGGTCATACCCGGTGAAGGACTAGCCTTCATACTACCTTTCTTGAACATCGGAGACTCCAGTCTTCTTTTCTAAATTCTTAATAGCTTTATCTTGTTCTTCTTTCTGTCTTCTAATTAGAACAGCTTTCTGTCTATCTTCATTTTCTAACATTTCTCGTCTAACATTCCACGGTACGAATTTTGGTCTAGCTGGTTCTTCAGGTTCAATTCTTCCAAGTGAACTAACTGGTCTGTTTCTTTCTAATACAATTTCATCATTAGATGGTTTCTGTAGAATATAATCGAGTAATCTATTCTTTTCCATTTCAGCCTTTTCTAATTGTTCTTGTAATAACTTACAAGTCTGACAATCAGTAAATAATCTCAATGATATCTCCTAGCTGAATGAAATCTCTTAACAGCAGTAGGCTCGCTTGATTCCGATTCGAGTTGTCTCATATTCCTATAGTACGCCGTGAAATCCTGCGTCCTTCCAAGGAGAGTGTCGATTTCCTGTCTACGACTAACTTCTTTGAATTCATTGTTTGCAATCTCAAAATAATTATCAGCGAGATCAACCATATAGCGTAGGCCATCGAGAGGATCGTCTCCGTCGAAAGGCGCGATGTCTTCAATCTTTTTCTTATCATATGAGGCAGCTTTAATCGCTTCGATGACTGCGGTACATTCATTGAAAATTTGTAACTTCGGTATATTATCTTCTTCTGGGTTAGGCTCGAATGATCTTAAGTAAGTTTTATATTCGACCAATCCTTTATTACGCAATAACCAATTAGCATATTGTTCATTATAAGGCAATTGCTCGTCGATTGGCACAATTGGCCTTGGTTTCCATCTGAGATACTCATGAATGAGAATTTTTCCTGCAATTCTTGTCCCAGGAGAATTATCGGATATGTCGATAGTTCGTCCGAGGGCACTACTAAGTTGTTCTTGGATTGTGTGTTCTTGTCCACGTTCTTGACCTACTGATTTACAGAAACGAATGATTTTGGGATCTTCACCATCTACGTAACGCTTCACATAAGGTGCCCATTCCTCGATTTTAACTTTACGCCACGTAAGTTCGCGGTAGATATACAACCGTTTCTGCGGGCTGATCGCACCAAATCCAATCCACGTAGACGCTGCGTATCCCCAATCACCGACAATAATTTTCGGCCAGTACGAAGGGATATTGAATGGCTCGATAACGTGTAACGCGTTAGTAGGTTCATCGGGATATTGTTTATCTCGAAATTCGTCGAATACCTGCCCTGCATACGCATTCCAATCCCCGTGTAGTTTGGCTCGCTTTTCTGCTTCTGGTAACGCTTCGAGTGATTGTCTGTAGTTTGGGTCGAGGTGTGGGTTGTCAGCCGCGGTCGCATGAATGTATATCCTTTTATTACCGCCGCGTCCTACGATTATCTTACAATCATTCGGAGGTGGCGAAGGATCTACAAATCTTTTTCTGAACCATGTATGCCCGATTCCACCCGGCATACCAGCAGTTCTGATTATCGCAGGGAGATCCACATTAGAAGTCCTAGTTCTAGTAAAGCCAATATAAAGATAAATATACTCAGTATAACTTGTGATTTCGTCGGGCGTATATAAGTTAATTTCCATCGAGTCATATTTATGAACATCATTCTCGTCTTCACACTGACCTAGAAAGATGCGTGCTCCGTCATTTATCCCGCGCTCACGCGCGCCAAACTGATCTTCTCTAGGAAATGTCCAGCACATATCTGACTTATTTAATGTTGCTCCAAATTTTGGATACAATTGCTGACTTCGAGGAATGATTTCGTTCCGGAGTTCTGGGAACGTCCTACGCATAA